CATGAGTCGAAGCGATACCAAATGCTTTTGGGTCAGTTACCTTCTGAAGGTGCTGGGCGCCTTGATCGTCTTCTTGGACGTGTTGCTGCGGGTGATCCGAATGATAGGACCACTCCTCTCTGTACTCCTGAAAATCGGCAGGAGATAGTCGATGAGTTCGAAGAGGAAATTGGTTTTACCACTTTTGAAGATTACACCGAAATTGACTTACATGAAAAGGAGAAGGTTGGTCCCATGTCTATCATGTTGCCTAGTGATAGCAGGATGGCCAGTCTTCGCGAGTATTGGTCTCAGTATTTCGATCCTGATATGGAACTGCTAACCCAGGCAGTCAATAATGTTAAGTCATTGTTAGCACCACGCTCTCTTAGAGCTGCTAGCTTAGAGTTGTCCTACGGTATGATGCCTAAGGACACCAATTTAGGCTTACCCTGGTTTACGCGTGACAGGAAACACGCTATTTCATATTTACATAGAGCTCAAGTAGCTAAAGAACCCTCTGATTGGTATCCTTGTGTCTGGTTTTGGCGGGGTCAGTCTCAGGGCCCACAAGAGGCTCCGAAACAAAGGGATGTTTGGGGATTTGATCATATTGACACTATATTGTGCCATACAATTTTAGAACCACTGTTAAATGCTTTGAGACTACGTCCCGGTTTCTCTGCCTGGCTTGGCGACGCTTATGTGGATGATGAGGCAACTCGGATTCTAAAACGCGCGTCAGGACGCCGGATACTATCAGGGGATTATTCAGGCTTCGATAGCTCACTACCTCGTCAGTTAATGGATTTGGCTGATGAAATATGGTGTGAGTGGTTTGTAGAGTCTGTGACCCCACGTATCGAACTCTTGGGTGAAGTGTGTGCCACCATCGGAATAGTGGTACCATACGATGTACTCACAGAAAGGAATGGTGGGATGCCTAGTGGGCATGGCCTTACTAATATGAAGGACACTATAGTCAATCTTGTGGCTATCCACTATGTTGCATTGCGTTTGGAGACTAAATTAGAGGACTATATGTTATTGGGAGATGATTTTGTGGTTCTCTATGAGAGGGACATTGATCCCGAAGAGTTTTCAGCGGTCGCGAAAGAGCTTGGGTTAGAAGCCAATCCATCTAAACAGTTTGTCTCCACTGATGCTATACATTATCTCCAACGATGGCATTCACTTCGTTTCCAGAATAATGGTATTTGTGTTGGTTGCCATTCTCCATATCGATCTCTCAGTGGTATCTTATCTTATGAAAGGTTCAGGAATCCTGATGAGTGGTCAGGAGAGATGGATGTTGTTCGATGGATTATGCAGCTTGAAGTTTGTGCAAACGATCCTCGTATTATTAGGCTATGTAACTTTATAGTTACAAGGGATAAATATTTATCACAGGGAGTGGACCCTGCGACATTATTTAAGCGTGCTGGTGGTGCGGAGAAAGCTCGATCCGTACTCAGCATTGCTAGTTTTCCTTTTAATGTGAAAAATCCTGATAAATTTCACGAATTTAAAACGGTCCGAATAATTCGTGCTTTACAGGATGGAGCTACTGTGGCCCAGCTGGAAAC